GACGTTCCTTGTCACCCCCGTCACGGCGAACTCCGTGCGCTCGCACATATAGCGGATGTAGTTTTCTATGACGGACAGCGCCGCGGCGCTGTTTTTCACGTCCAGCCTGTCCATGCTCTCGGGAAATACCGCCATGCCTCACACCTCGCTTCCCACGGCGAAGCGCCTCGTCATGCTCAGCAGGGCGAAGGGCCCCCGCCCCGACAGCCTCAGCTCAAAGCGGTCGCAGCGCGCCGGCGGCAGGGCCGCGCGCAAAAGCGCCTGACCCGTACCGTAAGCGCGCCATACCTCCCGCCAGCGTCCGCCGTCGCAGCGTATCTCCGCCCTCATATACGACCCGCGCGGCAGCTCAAGCCGCAGTATGAGCCTTGAGTGCCTTTTCTTCCCCTGCGCCGTCTCGTAAAACGGGGCGTACTGCGCCGACCATTCCAGCCCAGGGTCATCCTCTCCCGAGTCCGCCAGCCACACCGCCCCGTCCCCGTCGAGGAAATACAGCCCCTGCCCCACGCGCGCGAAGTCCACGCAGCGCAGCCGGTCCTCCTTCACCCACAGCCCCGCGCGCGTGTCGTAAACCAGCAGCCGCCAGTCTCCTGAAGCGTCCGCGCAGGACAGGTAATACCGCTCCCCGTCGCTGCCAGCCGTTCCCTGCACGTTCTCCAGCTGTCCGAAGCCGGCCGACACAAGCGAGGGCGAGCCGCCCGAATAGGCGTACACCCCGTGCGCGCCCATGTAAAACAGCACCTCGTTTATTACCTGCATCGTCTTGTGGCAGCCGGCGCGCAGCCCCTCAAGGACATAGCTGTACATGCAGTATTCCGCCGGATAGCTGCCCAGGATCTTGTGCAGCGTGTCCTGCTTGAAAAACAGAACGCTGCTGCCCAGCCGGCAGCAGCCCGTAAAATCTCCCTGACTGCCCACCGCCACGGCGAAGCTGTCCGTGCTCACGCCCTGAAAGACGTTGAAGTTGTTCACGTCGCCCAGCGCGCTGGCGTATATGGTCTGCGCGCCGCTGCTGCAGCCCCACAGGCGGTTTTCGCTCTCGCAGATAAAGTCCATGTCCGGAACGCTGCGCTTTATCGTCAGCGCTCCGCTCTCGGAGGCCTTTGTAAAAGTCTTGTCCGTCACTGTAATGGTGTCGGCCGTGACCTGCTTTATGACAAAGTCCTTGTTGTTGCCCTCCTCCTTCACGCATCCGGACAGGCTCACCCCGTCCCCCGCGGAAAAAAGCTCCGTCATGTCCCCGCAGCCGGACAGCTTCACGCTGCCGGTCTCAAACTCGGCGCCCGTGCACTCGACCCTCGCCTCCATTGCCGAGAGCCTGAGCGTTTTCAGATCCAGACTCAGCTTGTCCGGCCATATAACCAGCCTTGTGTTCACCACCGCGAACTGCTTTTCCCCCGGCGAAACCGTCCCGACCTTTTCCCCCGCGCACAAAAGGTCCGTGCCCCGCACCGCTATGAGCCTGTCCCAGCCCGTCAGCGCCGTGCAGCCGTCGTATCCCTCCTGCCTCTGCCTGGCCCTGCGCGGGCTCAGGCAGGGCCAGCGGCGCGTTGAAATGCCCTCGCTGTCGGCCAGATCTCCGGCCTGAGCCCCGTCGCCGAGCCACAGCCCGCGCATCTCCGTTATTTCCGCGCCCATTTTCCGCCTCGGCGGCGTCTCCGGCAGTCTCAGCATTTCACATCACCCTCCAGCCCTTTCTTTTCCTGGGAGCGTGCTCCCGCCGCCACTGCGCCCCCGCCTCGGCCATCGCCGCGTTGTAGCGCGCGCTGTCGCCGGCGTAAAGCTCGGCCTCCTCGTTGAAATAATCTGTCTGCGCCGCGAGGTAATAGACGTATACAAGCCCGTTCCCGTCCGGCAGCAGCAGCTCGGGATCCTCCTCCGGCCAGACCATTGCCCGCGGCCACTCCGGCGTCTCGGGCGTGTCGGTGTCAATGTCAACGCCCTCCCGCAGCTTCACTCCTGTGCCGCCATGGCCCCCAGCGCCGCCCTTTTCCGCTCCGCCGTCATCCTCCGCCGGAGCGTCGAGCCTCAGCATCTCCGCTATGCGCATGTCCAGCTCCCGCAGCCACCGCGCCTTTATCTCCTCGCCCAGCGCGTTCGGCCTGAGCCCGTCCGCCAGCGATATGGCCTCGTTTACTCTCAAAGCCTCAGTCCTCCCTTCCGTCTAAATGCTCCCGCCGTCCTCCCCGCCGCTGCTGCCGTTGCTGCGTCCAAACACGGGCCCGTCGTTGTGCTCAAAGATGTTCTCCACCACCTTGAGCACGTTGACGCCCAAAATCGTCGTTATCGCCTGCTGGCTCAGCTCCGTGACCGGAAACACCTGCCCCAGACGCACCGTTGCGTATGCCGCGATGAGGTACGACACACTCACCCAGCACAGCGCAGCAAGCTGCGTCGTCACGAACAGACAGCGCGTTACCGATTTCATCTTTTCTCCGCGGCGCGCTTGGCCATAATCGCCGCCTGATACCTCGGCACCAGCTGCATCGGGCGCTCGCCGTCGGTGACGCCCATCGCCACCGCCTCGTCCAGCTCCTCCTTCGCCCACTCCGGCGCCTCCTGAGACGCAAGGTAGTCGTTCAGCTTCCTGTAAATCTGTTCTCCGGTCATATTCTCCTCCTCATAATCCCATATACCCGCCGCGTCCATGTCCTCGCACTCGTCGTCGTCCACGGAGATGCCGCAAAGGGGATGGCTCCACATTGACTGATACACATTCAGCGCGGGACTCTTCCGCCCATAGCTCCAGCCCACGCACTGCCAGAAGTGCGTACAGGCCTTACGCTGTGCCATCGCCTCGACCACGCCAAAGCAGCCATACACGCCGATATCATATTCCGCCGTCTGCGTCCGCGCCGCTCTCAGATACGCCGCTATGGCGTCCATATCCGCGCTCTGGGCCCCGAAGTCCACGGCAAAGTAGATTATCCCCGTGTCGGGCATACCGATGTCACGGGCGCACTTGAGGGCCTGTTCGCCATCCCTGGCTCCCGCAGCGGCCCCGCCTTTGGCTCTGTCGGCTGTCGTTTCCCAGACGCAGAGTATTTTCATGCCGGCGGCGGATATGTTTACAGCCTCTGCCTTTGTAAGCGCTTTCCATTTGAGGCTGCCCCGGGGAGGCACAAGATACCTCCCCACAAACTCCACCCCCGCGGCTTTGAGCTCTTTGCACTTCTCGGCGCTCAGCCGCGTCGCGGTATCTATGCCCCGTATCACAGCTCGTTCCCCGACAGCGTTGCGACGAGCCCCTGCTTTACCAGCTCGGCCTTGGCCGTGCGCAGGAAGGTTGCCTTGCACTCCGTCAGCTCGCCCCCATCGGTAGTAAAGGTGCCGTTTTTGTTCACGTACCCCATGAGGTTCTGCGCCCCGTCATAGACCACGTACTTATCGCCCGCCTCGAAGTATGTACCGTCGGCATATTCACGATTGGTATTCGGGATTTTCTTCTCCCAGCTATCTTTGTACTCTGTGTTTCTGAATCCTGCCATTTTAATAACCCCTTTCGGAAATAGATTACTTGAAAATGCCGTTGTTAAGCTCGAGCACCGCCGCTTCTATCATGGCATTGAGCTTGCCTTCGTCCACCGTTACGCCGTGGTCATTCAGCCATTCCAGCACATAGGCTTTCTTCTCGCTGCCGCGGCCCGAGCCTTTATAAAGCTGCTCCGCGGCCAGGACAGCTATTTTAACCCAGGCGTATAATTCGTCCTGCTGCTGGGCCGTGGTTCTGCTGCGTATGTACGGGATGATTACCGCCGTTATCACCGCGCCTATAAGCGCGATCACGGCCTCGATTATCGGTGTGATGTCTGTCATGTTGTCTCCTTTCTACAGTCCCGCTCCTGCGAGCAGGTATGTTATAACTGCCGCGGCCACGGCCCAGATAGCCTTGTCCACCAAGCTGTCCCAGCGGCGTCCGGGCTTGTCCCTGAGCTCCTGCACCGAGGCCTTCACGGCCTGCTGGGCCTCTTTTATTTCTGCCGTATCCTCCTTTATCTGCTCCAGCCGCTGCTCTATCACGGCCACGGACGTATGCGAGTCGTCCAGCCTCGCGTAAAATTCCTTGTGCGCCTCCTTGTTGTGGACGCTGTCCCGCTCAAGCGCCTCTACACGCGGCAGCAGCGGGCAATCGCGCGGATTGTCGGGGCATTTGTCCGGCATTCTTATCACTCCTCTTTCATAATCTCCTGCGCCTGCGCCTGCGTCAGCTTACCGGCGGCCACCAGCGCCTCGATACGCTCGGCGCTCCACAGGCGGGGGTAGTACGCTTTTGCCAGCTCATATACGGTCACAAGCTCACCCCCGTCATTGCCGCGATAAAGTCCACGTCCGCGCGCAGCTGCTCCTGCGCTGACGGCCCATATTCTTTCGGTTTTTCCTCCGGAACCGTTCCCGCGGTCATCGAGGTCACCACGTTCCCCTCAACAGTCACGTTCACATACGGAAACGTATCCGGCAGCTCCATCCCCTCCGGTATCAGCGCATAGCCCTCGGGCAGCTGTCTGAGGTCATCCGATTTCTGGCTGACATACAGCCCATCCGGATTTGGCGTCTTTGCAATTATGTGCATGTCTTTTCCCCCTTCGTTAATACAGGCTGATGTAGTCCACCCCGTTAGACCCCAAAATTCTACTGTCCGGCTCATTGCCTACGTTCACCGATGTCCTTGCGGCCGTACTTTTGCTGCTGTCATAATCCGCGTGTATGTTGTATCCATCAGCCGCCCAGGTCAGCTTACCGTTGCTGAAGGAACTGTATACCAGCATGTACCAAGTATTAATCTGTGTAGAATCAGATAAATACTTATATTGTCCTGTGATGAATGAATATCCGTTCGGAATCAGCCAGCCGCTGACGCTGTATCTGGTGGTGGTGCTCCCTCTCTTGTTGTAGTACCCATTTATGAACACA